GCACGCTGCTGCGCTTAGTCATTCTGCCGGCCATCGAACTGGTGGCCACAGCGCTGACTGCCCTAGTCGCCACGCCCATAGGACTTGGCATACTCGCTGTAGCGGCCTTGGGCGCTGGTGGCTATATGGCGTGGAAGAAATGGGGCGGCGGTGCTGCACCAGAGATCGTTGAAGTCGAGGAGACAGCACCAACCGGTGCAGTGGTCGATGGACAGGCAGCACCCGAAGTAGCTCCTACGCCGGAGCCACCAAAGACTCGATTCGAGCAAGCAGTAGAAACCGTAAGGCAGAGCGCGCCGGTGCAAGCCATCGAGCGCGTCGTCGAACGTCCAAAAGTATTCGTTCCAAAGAAAGGCTCCAAGTTCCAAGGCTTTGGGGACGAGATGGACAGCTATATCCACGAGACGGCTGTCAAGTATCCGATTCTGCCCGAGCCAGAGCTTCGAGGCTTCATCAAGATGGAGGCCGGCTGGACCGGCAATATGTCTCCAACGGGTGCAATCGGTACTGGTCAGTTTACGGCCGGCACCTGGAATTCCTTGATATCGAAAGGAGGCGCGCAGCTTGGCATGACGCGCATCACTGGTATCTACGGCGAGGAGAAGGATGAGAAAGGTCGTCCGATCAAGCCCCACATCAAGCCTAATCCAAACGGTAACTTCCGTACTGAGCAGGACCCGCGCTTTAATCGCAGAATCAACACGCTTGCCACTGGCCTGCTTGCTTCCGGAAATGCAGAGATGCTACGAAGGGCAGGCATTCCGATCACTGGCGCCAATCTCTACATGATGCACAACATCGGACCCGGAATCATAGACGTGATGAAGGGACGCAGTGCAAGCGCCAGTACAATCGACGCTATGCGCAAGAACGGAATGACAGGCGCTATCAACACTCCTGAGAAGTTCCTACAGTTCCAAAAGGGACGCTATGAGACGGCGTATCAGGAAGCGAACACAACAACCGAACCCATTCAGGATGTGCCGCAGATGGCTCAAGGTAAGACGCTGGAGCAACAACCCGCCAAGACAACTGCGGCCAAGACCAGCAACAAACCTGTAGTCGCTGCGACTCCAAGTAAACCACAGACGGACCTTGTGAGAGGTCCAAACAATTCCCTGGTGAGGCTATAATGCGTATTAACAATCCGGACTATCTTGTGATTATCAAGCAAGTCCCAGACCCAAAGAATCCGAGCATCGCAGGAGCGACAGTGCAGGCTCCTCTGCCTGATACGCTGGCCTACGATACGGCTTCTGAATACAGCACGCCCTTTGCCCAAGGCATGCTGAGCCAAGGTGCGTTGAGCCAAGCGCTGTCCTCCGCAGGTGTGCGCGTCACCACGCAAGCGATGACGGCCCAGCTGTGGCAAGGCTCGACGGAGAACGATATTGGTCTGGAGCTGGAGTTTCAGACATACGATGATCCCGACAAGGACGTTCGTCAGCCGGTTCTGACCCTGCTTAAGCTGGCGGCCGCGTCTATCGATACGGCCACGGGTCTGCTGCAAAGCCCCGGCCCTAGAATCTCTTTGGAGGACACGGGCAAGATTTTGAGCAGCGGTGGCTCCCAGTTGGCCAACAGCGGCAAGCAGGTGTTGAACGCAAGCGCCGCCGCCATTGGCTTCAAGGGACGCCTGAACGTGTCCAAGTTGAATGCGCAGACAGACAACTTGAACTCCAATCAGAAAGCCAACGTCACGCCGACCGCTGTAGAGAACGGGCTCGGCGGTGCGCAATACTGGAAGTCGATTGTGCGGAACCAGATCTCGATCCAGATCGGTAACTACGCTTTCTTTGATAGCGTGGTCATTCTGAATGCTCAAGAGACCAAGAGCCACCAGATCGATTTTCGCACCGGCCTGCCGCTGCACTCGAAAGTCAACCTGCGCTTCAAGCCCCTATTCCTCGTGACCCAGCAGGATCTCGATCAAATCTTTAGCGGAGGACAGCGATGAGCGTATCCAACGATTACGATTACACGCGCTTCACCCCTCTGGATAGCAGCGGTGAGGCTTACGATCAATTCAAGAGCGCGTACAAGAACATACGGTTTGCGTTGCCGACGGTTCAGACCGTCACTGTCAAGGAGTCCGACATTGGCAACTTAGCTGGCCTTGCCTTCCGTGTCTACGGCGACGTTTCGATGTGGAGGATGATTCTGGCCTTCAACGGTCTGCAGGATGCGATTCAGGATATGTGGGCCGGGCAGATACTGAACCTACCAGCAAAGGCCGCGGTCATTGCTTATCTGAACGAACAACTGCACTCGCAACAGCAGACGTTCACGATCTGACGAGGAAATCATGAGCTATATCGTCAACGACAGGATCGAAGTCAGTATCTTTATCAACGATGTGGAGTATCCACTGGATGCCATCAATCTCCTGAACTGGCTGCATATAGCCACTACGGTGCGCCATTCCCTGCCAGTTCTGGGCTTTCAGATAGACGACGTACAGCACGTAATAGACCGTATAGGCCTGCTGGATGGGGCTCCTATACGGGTCGTAGTGAAGCCTAATGGCAAGAACAGTAGAACCTACGTGTTCCGCAAATTCAACAGTCAGCGGGTCTTTACTGGCGAGAATTGGCGGTGGACCATCTACGGCTACTGGGATGCTCCTCTGTACTGGGCGGGTACCTCGGTCAAAGCTTTGGAGGGCACGGCGTCCAACGTGTTGCAGGAGATCGCGTCCACGTGTGGCCTGAAGTACGACGGCCCAACTACCAATGACAGCCAGATCTGGGTGCCACGCAATCGCACTTACAGGGCATGGGCCAAAGACATTGTGGCTCACACATGGGTCTCCGACACCTCGTGCATGATCTTTGGGGTAGACCTCGATGGTACTATGCGCCTGCGTAACATCAATGATCTGCCTGAGCCTCAAGTCAAGATCGTGGCCTACACGTTTGCCGAGGACGCGCTCACTGCGTCCGATGTAAGCCTGAATGCTTCCAGCGGCCTGAACAATGCGCTGAGCGGCTACAACAGCATGCGGGTCAGCCAGTCAGTGACTGCGGACGAGACTCAAATCTTCTTGGAGGACTTGAGCTTCACTCCTGACGTGAAGAACCCACATTACAACCAGCAACTCAAGACCGAGCTGGAACGTGGCGCGGTACGCTTCGGACCCATCGATTGCGGCAACGTCCACGAGAACTACGAGAAGGCAGACTATCAGAACCTGCGCTATCGTAATCTGTTCAGCTACGGGATTGACGCCATGATGATCGACGTGAACGACATTCTGCTGGGCGATAGGGTCAATCTGGCGATCCAGACCGAGACCACAAAACAGGACGTGCCCAACAGTGGCGTGTACACCGTAAGTGGACACGCAATCTATGTGCAGGGTGCGCAGTATCAGGAAAAACTCGGCATGTGCCGACACGGAACGAATGAGGTCCCACAATGACGATGAACTCGGTGAATGACCGCTTGCAGGAAGCAACGGCTGATGATAAATACGACGGAGCCGTAATTGGCGAAGTCGTGGTGAATGACGACCCGGTGGGCATCAGCCGTATCAAGGTGAAGATCCCCAACCTGCTGGACTCGGATCAAGGTCCGATCCCCTGGTGCCTGCCATCAAAGCACAGCCCTTTCGGCCAGGGTCCGGGCTACGGCGTGTACGGGACTCCTGCTGTGGGTAGTCCCGTACGCATCAGATTCCAGAACGGTGACCCCAGCTATCCCATATACGAGGCCGACGAGTATCTTGCGGCTCACGCCAATCCGAAGTTCAAGGATCCTAAGACCTGGGGCTACAAGGATCCGGGCGGCTCTGAACTCTGGGTGAACTACGAGACCGGTGCTTGGGAGTGGACTCACCAGAGTGGCGATAGCATCAAGTACGATGGTCAAGGCAACGTTGAAATCCACGACGTAGCCAACTCGAAAACAACTATCGACGGCAACGAGACAACAGAGACCAAAGGAACGTTGACTGAGACAGTGACCGGCGCTGTGACTACCGAATACAAGTCGAGCCTGAATTTTACTGTAGTAGGAAACGCACAGATCAACGTCCAGGGATCGCTAAACGCGCAGGTAGGCGCAGGCGCCACCCTGGCTGTCACTGGCACGACCAACATAACATCGACCGGATCCGTTAACATCAGCGGCTCCTCGGTCAATCTGAATTGAGAACAGCATGAGCGCCATAGCCCGACTAGGAGATACATCAAGCCACGGCGGTACCATCATCTCCGCGTCCTCAAACGCAACTTGCGACGGGCGCGGCATAGCGCGTCAAGGCGATATGCACCGATGTGGTATATCAAGTCACGGTACTACGCCACTCACCGCCATAACGGTCAAGACGTTCGTGAATGGCAGGCTGGTAATCACCGTGGGGGCCGTAGCGGGATGCGGTGCAGTCATCAACTCAGGCAGCCCAAACAAAAATGCGGAGTAAATAATGCCACTACCAACTTCATACGAGTTGTCCCTAACGGGGGCAACCTGGGTTGACGTGTACACGCGAGTAACGCAAGGTCCTCTGCCAGACCGCCTTCCCGACTCACTCGCTATAACACAGTCCAGCCTGTACAATCTATTCAACTGCCCGATCGGGGCCAGAGGTAAAACGTTCCAGCCTGAGTATGGTTCGGAATGGCTTTACTTTTTGCAAGAGCCCATAGATGCCATCACCGCGGCAAAAATGCGCATCTCGATGATACAGGCAATTCAGCGCTGGGAGCCACGCATCCAGCTTGACTATTCCAAGACCTCCATCGTACCCAACTTGAACATACCGGGGTACGAAGTGCGCATCTATGGGACTGACTCGCTGACCAAGCAACCTCTGGATATTCGATTCCAAGAAACCGCAGGACCAAACACATGACAACCGACCTCACCATACCGGCTCAGGCCGTAGACTTCAACGACTTCGTGGAGTCATTCCAGTCCTATCTCAACAACGTTGATGTTTGGAAGGGCACGCTCACGACACAGACCTCGCAGACCTTGGTTGAACTCGTTGCCGCTGTCGGCACCTTCATGGAAGGCCGCAACATACGGACTGGCGACGACGCATTCTCCGAGACTGCGCAGTCGGACTCGGCGATTCGTTCGATCACTCAGATGCAAGGCCTGCGCATGACCCGCAAGCTGCCATGCGGCCTGCCAGTGACAATGACCTCGTCCTTGGGCGTGGCTCAGACTCTGGACCCAATGACCCAGTTCATGATCGGCGGCCAGTATTACTTCAACCGCGACCAGATCTTCCTTGATCCGAATACGCCGCTGAATACCACGCTGTATCAAGGTCGCATCTTGGCCTTTGGTATGAGCGGCCTGGGATCTCCGCGCCAAACGTTCCTGACCAACGACGACGAATTCACGGTCAGTGACCAAGACGTTCGAGTGTTCATCAACAACACGATGATTCCAAAGAGTTTCGGCACATTGTGGAACTACAAGAATCTGCCGGCCTACGCGGACCTGACGACTTCGGACGGTCGCTGCCTCATCGTGTTTGGTAGCGAACTGTATGGCTATACGCCGCTGGTCACCGACACGGTCATCATCCAGTACGCGATCACCAGTGGCGCAGATGGAGCGAACGTCACGCTGGTCAACAAACCTCTGACGGTTGATGGCCATCCGGAGATCACTGGCAAAGCCACCGCGAACCCGACTGGCGGCGGCGACGAACAGCCGATCCAGACCTACAAGAATCTGAGCAGCGGCGCGTTCGGTACGTACAGCAGCGCCGTGACCAAGTCGCAGTATCTGGCGACGATTGGCACCTATCCGGGCATCGTCGACTCGGTGACCCAGGCCCAGCGCGATATCAATCCGATGGCTCTGGAGTGGATGAATGTCATCCGTATCAGTGCCCTGACGACCACTACGTGGACTCAGGCTCAGCAGCAGGACTACATCAAGTATCTGCAATCGGTCACGATGTACAGCACGCGCTTTGTGTGGCAGGACGCGATCCCCGTGTTCCGCGATATCGAGGTTACGGTCTACTGCTTCAACACTGCGGTGCTGACGAAAGTGCAGGCCGACTGCGAGACCCAGATCCAGAAGCTGTTTGCGCCACGTGCCGGCCTGCTGATGACCAACTTCTACAACTACGATCTGGAGAATGCGTGCCGCCTCGCTGGTAAGGGCGCCGTGTCGTATGTGACGGTTCAGAATCCTGTGGATCCAATGATCGTCACCGTGCCGCCTTCGCCAAACACCGAGTACGAGATCATCACCGGTGCCGGCACTCTGGGCCAACTGATGTATGCCTACGGAGTCAGCGTGGTCAACGCTGATGGTGAAGAAGGTCCTCCAGCCAACTGGGTGTTCCCACAGGTCACGAAAGCGATGGGCCCGAACAACACCATCAAGATCACGTGGTTGCCTTTGCAGGTCGCTGCCCAGTACAAGATTTACGGTCGTAAAGCCAACGAGGTGGGACTGCTCGGCACTGTAACTCCCGGCCCTGGTGTGGTGCTGGAGTTCATCGATGATGGCTCTATCGTGCCGGGCGTGAAGCCACCCGGCACTGCCGACGTTCCGATTCGCTACAACAAAATAGCCTCGCTGAAGGTCAACGTGCAGTTTGCGGAACGCCAGCAGCGTATTCAAGACACACCAACTCGACTCGCCTGACCATGATCTACACTCACCAACAGGGGAACGTCGTCTTCGTAGAGGAAGCGAGTTCCCGAGAGGAGGCAGTGACGCGCCTTATCTCACGCATCGCACGGGTCCCGCGCGGCGGGATAGATATCGTTGAGTGTCCAGAGCATTTGGTATCAATTGCGGAGGTCCGTGAACTCCTGCATGGCTACTCGAACGCGGCTAAGCTCGGACCGAGCTTTAGCCCTACACGCTGGAACTTTGATAAGAGGAATGAATAATGGAATCAGCGAAAGAAAGGAAGCGGCTGGGCATAACGGTCCCGCGCTCTACGCTGCTGCCGCCCTACATGATAACGAATCCGTACTTCGTTGCGTACACCGACGCAATGGATGCCGTATACGGGCCTACTGTGGACGCACAGCTGCGGACCTTGGAGAACATTCGTAATATGTGGGTCCAAAACCCGGAGACCGAGACCTATGTGGATGAGGGATCCATCATCCCGAAAGACACGTGGTCGTTCCCCGATCGGGATCTCGTTGTCAAGCAGGTGAACATGCTTGGTCTGAAGCTACAGACTGCAGGCGTCGTGTCCGACGATGCGTACCAGACGATCAGTCGCTTCGTCGGCATCTACTGGTTCGAGAAAGGCACGCAAGCCTTCATCGAGTTCATCAACTACTGTCTGTCCTCCGACCTTAGGGTGTTCAACATGTGGACCCAGGACTACGAGGAGTTCTACAACGAAGGCGATTCGGCAATCGGGACTCCGATCTGGGAAGGCGGCACGTGGTACCCAACGACCCACGTGACTATCGAAGCCAAGGGCGGTCTTAAGGGCCTGGACATTCTCACGCTCCAACAGTTCTTCTACGAGATTGCGAACTACAATCTGGTGTTAAGGGCCATCGATGCGAACTTCGATATGTACATCGTGCCTGATGTGCCGGGTGCCACCGAGGCCAACATCGTGGCCGTAGCCATAGTTGAAGATCGCCAACTGGTGCTCTCCAACTTCGTGAACAGGGGTGCATTGCCTCCGCCGATGCATGAGTCGGAGCAACTACCATCCACGTATTACGCGATGCAGGGCGCAAGCCCCGTCATCGGCGATCACTACTTGCTTGCACAGCCCACTGGCTGGACTTACATCGATGACGCCCTGACCATGAAGGTGCCGGTGTACGATGCTCAACACCAGACGGATGCCGAAGAGGCAGATATCGGTGTCAAGCTTCTGGGCAATCAGATTCCGAGCAATCAATTTAACTTGCTCTATGGGCCGATTCAGTGGATGAAGGTTCCGGGCTCGACGCGCAGTAGCGCACGCATTCCGTACTACACCACGAATCAATACACCATCCAAGACGGTGTCAGCGTAGCCGCAAGGGCTGTTGGCATTCAACGCACTAACCTGCTGGTCAACCCGACGGGCTTCTTCCAGCTCGCTCCGGGTCAGTGGGTCCCATACTGGTAAGGAATAAACATGGCAGATCCAATTCTGTATTACAAAGCCATCATCTACAAAGATGCGGTCCATCGCCCGCTCGGTACGAACGAGCGCCTGAGCGGAGATTCGATACCGATTTCCGCGTTCAACGGTAACCAGATCAAGCTGCTCAGTGACGGCCTGTACGTCGGCCCGTATGCGGGCAAGACTGTCTACTATCTGGATGCAGTCAACGGCATCGACGCTCCAAACAACGGCGACAAGGCGACGCCTTTGCAGACCCTCGACTACGTGATGCAGCTTATCAGCGACCTCAACGGCGGTTACTTTGAGTCCACGGTTGTAGTTGCGTTGAAAGCAGGTCAGACCTTCACCTACAGCAAGGTGATGAATATGGCCGGCGATATGACCATCACCTTCTGGGGTGATCCAAAGTACGGCGACTTCGATAACCCACGCGTCGTCGGCCTGATGGCAACCTGGGTGCCCGTCGATCTTCAACGGCCGATCATCAATATTCAGCTGGATCCGACTAGTGGCGGAGGTATCGCCTGCTGGGTCTTCAACCCGCCGCGCAGTGGACGCGTTCCGCGCATGACCTTCAGCGGTGTGCGCTTCAATCTGCCGACCGGCAACTATCAGAGCGGCCAGGGCGCCATTCTGGTTGCCAATCAGAAGACCAACGTCTCTCTGGTTTTGGAGGGCACTATCATCAATGCCAACGGCGACAATTCCACCTACGGCCTGATCTCTGTGCTGCCATCGGCTGTGGCCTATCTGTATCAGTTTGCATCGCAACTCAGGGTCGACAACATACTGATTGGTGCGAATCCAACTCCGCCTCCTACGCTGATCCAGCTGCAACGTCGCAAGTGGTTCATCAAGATGCACCCGGACTTCTACCCGACGGAGCAGACTGGCTACGATCCACTGATGCAGCACGCAAGCCCAGGCAGCGGTCTGATGAATCTGTCGTGGACCGACACGTTCACCGCCACCGACGCGAATAACAACACGGCACAAGCCACGTGGCCGACGTTGGCCGACCAGAACTTCGGCTTCGGCAACTACGTGAACATCCTGAATCGTGACAACCAAGGACGACCGCTCAACATAATCAGCGGTCGTCTGTTCTAACTGAGGCCCACAATGGCAGATCCAAACGACTTCAAAACGCCGCAGCTTATAGTAACTAACGCGGGCCTGGCCACGGCGCAGACTGCAACTCCAGTCGGCCCATTCATTCACATCGACAAGTTCCAGATCGGTAGTGCTTATGGCTACACGCCGACCAAGAACGATACCGACCTGAATGGCGACCTGCTGTTCGAGGGCGCGCCTCTGACCTACAAATATGTGGGCGACAACACGCTGGACATTGTGTGTCGTCTTCCTGCGGAGGCCGGCCCGTTCGAGTTCGGCGAGGTTGCGCTGTGGCTTGCTGTTGACGCTACCCATCCGACCCCGACCATGTTTGCGAAGGCAGCATTCGCCACTCCGCAGATCAAGTACAGTTCGCTGGGCACCAACGTGCTGTCGACCTATACCTTCAACTGCCTGTTGAAGCTGGATCAGGCCGTCGCTGTGTTCAAGATCAACACCAACTGCCTGCCGCCTGATATCTGGGAGGTCGATTACTGGTCGGACGTATATCCTGCCGGCATTTCGGCCAACCCAGACATTCCGTCCATTCTCGTACACGAGCCCGACACCTACGGGAACTCCACGTTGATCGTGCAGTCTTCGCCAGTCTTGTGGTCAATGGCCGGCAACTATCACTGCGTTGGACGCGGCACTGTTCTGGCCGCAACCACGACCTCGGTGACCTTCGCCCAGTCTGAATTGCCGAACGTGAACGACGGTACTCTGGCCAATGAGTATGTGCTCTCATTCGCAGATGGCTATCTCAGGGCCTGCACCTCGGAAGCTCTTGTGGGTAGCAATATTCGCTTCACGTGGACGACGCCGCTACCTGTGGCTCCTCCAGTTGGTAGCAAGGTGCTGCTGAACTCGATGCTGACCAATCAGACGAAGCTCAACATCACAGGCGGTGCAACGGGTTCGGCAATTATCAAGGGCAGCAAGGTTGACTTGAATCTGTCAATCGACAAAGCAGCAGCGCTGGCACGTTCAGCAAACTACACGACTGCCGGCACCTATTCGTTTGTCGTTCCAGATGGGGTCAACTTCCTGTATCTTGATGGCGGCGGCGCAGGCGGCGGTGGCGGTGGCGGTGGCGGCGGCTTCCCGACAGAAGACTGGCCGTATATGCTCAATCCTCCCACCCCTATCGGAGCGGATGGTACCAATACGTATTGGGCCTATCGGGCGGGTGGCGGTGGCGGCGGTGGTGGTGCGGGTCGAACAGTCAACACTATGGTGCTGGCTGTTACTCCAGGTGAGACCATCACTATCGTTGTTGGACAAGGCGGCGCTGGCGGTATTGGCGGCGCTCCTGGGACGAGCGGTGCTAACGGCGCGAACGGAGCTGCTACTACACTGACTGGCTCGTTCGGTACTATAACTATCGACGGTGGTACGGGCGGTAACGGAGGCGGTGGGTACGGAGGTACCTCAGGACGTACGGGTGACGGCGGTTTCGGTGGTACCCCAGGCGGCGTTGGCGGTATCGACGGACTCGTCGGTGCTTCCGGTGGCCCAGGCGGCACTTCAGCCTTCGGTACTGGCGGTTCTGGTGGACGCGGTGCCACGAACGGTCCGGGTAACAAGGGAGCCAACGGTAACAGCGGTGATGGCAATGCAAGCGGCGGCGGTGGCGGTGGAGCGTGCTATGCAGCCACCAGCGTAGGTATTGGCGGCGACGGCGGCAATGGCGGCGATGGCATTGTATCGCTGACCTGG